GATGTTCTCACCCTTGACAACGGCGTCGCCACCTGGCTGCCACCATCAGGTGGTGGCGGTGGCTCCTTATGGAAGACGACAGTTGAACTGCCGTCAACATTGTGGACAGTACCAGGCTGCACATGCCTCGCACGCCGCGACCTCGATCTTTCAAACGTACTCGACAACGACATAACCACTATTGGAGCTGACCTTCTCGGTGACTATGGCACACTCGACGTCGACGACTACGTCATCGGCACCGGTACAGGCACTTCCATTTCTGTGGCGATGCCAGTCACAACAAACGGTCAACGACTTCTCTTCTCACGCTCGGGCTATTCGGCTTCTTGGATTCAGCCTCTCGATCAAGGTGTTGAAGGTACCACGCTTGTTCGTTGGCAAGCCAACTTATCGTGGACAGGCGGATCTACGACCGTCGACATCCGTCTCCTCAACGGCACATCGCCAAACACAGACGCAAACGCATTCTTGTCGTTTAGCAATGGAGGCATCGGATCATCACATACTCTACGCCTGCCGTCCGCCATGAACACCACCAGCTCGAATCCGAACACGCCGACATTCGTTGGCACTCTGGCGGCTAGCCGAACGTGGACGTTATCACTCAAACGCGTCTCTATTCTCTGAATGAAAACTTTCTTTCTTTATTAGTTTCAATCCTCGCCGATCTTCGCACGCGTGTCCTCATGCCAGCCATGAGCAGCACGCCAAACCTGCTCGCCGGTTTCGAGCGGAGCCGCATTCTTGCACGGCTCCTCGCTCTCTTCTTGAATTGGCGCCAACGATTGGCGATACTCCACCAGATCGTGATACGGAAAGAGCTCGTCCCAATACATCTCTCCGCGATAATGTGGAACGATCTCACTGACCCGATTGACCACAAGTGGATCCGGGCCCATGTACTCGACGCGACCGCACGCGCCTTCCAGACGGCGCGTCATTGCGCCAAGACCAATTTTCTTCCACCAATTCGCAGGGGGCTCATTGCTTGTGATGATGATCTTCTTGGCGAGGAACGGCGTTGTACCGCCCTTCGTTTGAACGAGCAGTGGATAGCGATCACACATGCGCTGCATGAGATCGCGCGCAATCCACCCATAAAACTCGTCAATTACGACGGTTTCTTCACCATCGTACCCATCAAACCAAACTGGTGTGTTGGGAGCCGGCTTGGGAAGCCAATAGGCTGCTGGGCCGGCTTCTTCGTGGGCGCGGCGTGACTTTCCCACGCCAGGCGGTCCCCACAGTACCAGGCAGTACGTATGCCAGTTGCGCTCGTTCGCGCGACGCAGCATGCGGTAACGTTGGATAGCCTTATAGTACTTCAGCCACAGTCCGAAGCTGTCCTCACTTTCGGCGACTTCTTTCTCAGTGACTCCGCTGTCCAATTTGCGCTTTAACAGCTGAATGTCCATGCGCTTTCCCTGGTCGGCGCAGTCCGGTTCATCCCCGACCGACCATGGGCCATCGCTACGCGTATCTTCCTTGGTACAATACGCTTTCGCTTGCGCGTGACTGCCTTGGCGCGCTTCCCAGTGGGCTCGCCCACTGCAGTGCGACTTCAGCCAAGTCAGTTGCTTCGCACCTTCGAAAATCACGTAACCTTGCAAATGAGGCGTGGAGTTCTCCCCGACCTCGCGCTGCCAGACAGCATACGCTACTTCTGGGAACGTGGCAGGCTCCTCATTTGCAGATGGATTATTGATGGTAAACATCCAATACTTTGAACGTCGTTGGCTCATTGTTGATTCAATTTCAATTTGTTGAAATTTCACAAATCTATTTTCATTCTTTGAAAATAGGTCTGAAAAGGATCTTCAGACGTCTGAAGACGATCTTTCAGACTTTCAGACATCCACACACTTAACGACCATAGGTCCGCGTCCTTTATAAAATTTCTTTTTTTATTTCCACACTCAAAAAAAATCGGAGAAACGATGAGCAAAATTCCAGAAAATGTTAAAGTCATTGACTTGACTGTGGAAGATGAAAAAAACAAAGATTTCATTTCCCAATGGAAACGCAACCATGGCGTGATGCGTCAAAGTACCATGCAGACCAAGGCTGAAGCCATGACAGCCTGGGTTTTCGAACAGGGATGGACGGTACGTGACATGCGTGCGTGGAACGCCATCGTTGATGCTGTCAAGTTCGAAAAGTTTGAGGGAGCGTGGTCGGATCCCTACAAACTACTTTACCTCACCCTCGATCTGGCGGAGCATTTGCAAGTGCATCCTATTGGAATGTTGTGCTTCGCCCGTGTCGAGCACAAGATCATGCAATGGGATCTCGAGGGCCTTGAAAAGTTCAAGGCTGTCGTCATCCCAGATTCAGACCAAAGTGAGTCTGAATCCAATGACGAGACCGAAGGTCCGACCACCTCTGCGAGCACCTGCCCGGGCGCGCCCAAGCGACGCCGCACAATTCGCTTCGTAGAAGACGAGGCAGGTGAGCTGGTCGAGCAAGATGATGACTGCACTGAGTCGTACGAAGTGGCGAGTCAAAAGTATCAAGAATGAAAACTCAATCACTTGACAAATTTCATTTGCGTGATGTTCGTCTTTAACTTAGACATAATTCCCGCTCCAAGTAAACAGGGCGGTCATGAGGCTGTCCGTAAACGAACAGGGGGTGTGACAGCCTTAAAGGCTGTAAACGCGCGGCCTGCGGCCGCGGACGCCGCTTCGCGGCTGGCGCTGCGCGCAGCTAAATGGTATGGGCCGACTCGCTCCGCTCGCGGCCACGGGCACCCGGTGGCCCTCCGCTCGCTGCGCTCGCTCCGGGCTTAGTGCGGCGGCCTGCGGCCGCTAAATGGTTAGGGCACTCCTGGACTATCTTAAAATCAGTCACAAGTCGTTTTAAAAATTTGTCCGAACCGAGGTTCGAACCCACATCCGTGGTTATTCCTCAAATTTCCTAACGGCTATTTTTCGGAAACTGTTTCGGAATATGGTATTTCCAAAACATGTAAAAAGTTGCTGGTAATACTAGCGTGATCGGCGATCACTTTCTGCAACTTTTTAACGTTCGTCTTTTCGCCGAACTATTTTTTTCACGCTGACTTAGCGTAAAAAGTTGGGTTCGTGTCGCATCACTACGAAACCACAACATCAAGTATGAGAGTTTTTTTTAGATTTATGTGCCGTTGGGTATTCTGTTGTATAGCGCCCAACGGGGTCAACGTTCGCACTTCGGATGATATTCCTCAGGCTGACGCCGACCAAAAAAACGTTGCGGGTGGGAAAGGGCATGGTGTTAGGAGGTAGACAGGATATTCATTCCTGCCCTACTGGACAGCCCTTCGGGCCTGTCCAACCCTAACCTTAACCTAACCTACAGGACCGCCCTACGGGCGTTCCTCCCTAACCTTAATCTGACAGCCCTACGGGCTGTCATGACCTAATTGGCATCTCGCTCACGCGAAACGCCTTTTATACTTACAATCTTAAATTCCTCTTTTGTTATATTATTTTGTTTACACTTTTGCAGTCTAAACTTTCGTAAACAATGTCTGGCAAGAAACGTTCTCTCTCATCCATGTCTACCTCTGCGCTCAAGAAGCGCGCAAAGAAGTATGAAAAGCAGAAGGCTGGTCGCACTGTCATGGCTCAGCGTCGCAATATCAAAGCCGCTCTTGCTCGCGGTAACGTTCGTACCGGCGGCTTTCTCGGAATCGAACTCAAATTCGCTGATTCCGCGCTTGTTGCTGCTGCTCTCACCGCCCCAACCAACGCCGCAGGTGGCGAGTTTGATCCCACCACGCTGCTCGCTCTCAACGCGATCGCACAAGGCGACGGTGAAAGCCAGCGTGATGGCAAACAGGTCTGTGTCAAGAGTGCCTACGTCACGGGCGAGGTTTCTATCCCCCCTCTCGCGGACCAGACCTCCGGCACCACAGTGCCTCAGATCTTTGTCGCGCTCGTCCTGGACAAACAGTCCAATGGCGCACAGCTCAACTCGGAAGATGTCTTTGTCAATCCCGGCGCAAACGCCATCCTCGCTGCTTCGCCTCTTCGCAATCTCGAGTACACTAGCCGCTTCCAGGTGCTCGACAGCGTCCTGATCGAGCCCCACATGCTCGCGGCGTCGTACGATGGCACCAACATCGAAACATTCGGAATGATTTGCCCATTCAAGCTCTCCTCCAACTCGGAGTTTATCACCAACTACTCCGACACGACTGCTGTGATCGCGAACATCGTTGACACGTCGCTCCACATCGTGGCCTTCAGCACAGCTACAGGCCCGACAATTTCATACAATTCTCGCGTGCGCTTCGTTGGTTAAATGAAATCACTTCGTTTTTTTTCTTTAAAAGCATTTCTTTCACTTTCGTTCAATTATGTGTGATGAGCCATACACCGACTGTGATGGCGACATCGAAATGCAATCAGGCATACCAGTTCGCCTATACAATGGTGGATATAATGGACCTCCTACTGTGTCTGTTCCTTCTCCTGCTTCTGGTAATGATGGTGATGTTCTCACCCTTGACAACGGCGTCGCCACCTGGCTGCCACCATCAGGTGGTGGCGGTGGCTCCTTATGGAAGACGACAGTTGAACTGCCGTCAACATTGTGGACAGTACCAGGCTGCA